CGCGGCGTAGGCCGATTGACCGATGGCCGCGGGCGTCGCTGTGCCTGGCGAGAAGCGCAACGCCGAGAAGGCGTGGCAGGTCTGGCGCTACTACAACGGCGTCCAGGCCGAAGACCCGCACGCGACCGGGCTCGCGCTGTACGAGCGCGGCTACCGCGACTGTCTGGCCGACATGGTCGACTTCGCCGGGCTGCAGACCGCGATCCATCGGCTGGCCGACCTGCTCGAGGCCAACCATGTCGAGCGCGACGCCGTACGTGACATAGCCGACAGCGAGCTGGCGTCGACGTGGGCCATGAGCAATGCCCTGGCCGAAGAGCACGCGATCGCCCATCCCGATGGTGAAGTAGAGGAGCTCCCCTTCTGATGCAGACCACCGAGTCGCGGCACACGTTGAGCAATGGCCGGCTCCACTCGCGACGTCGGCCGCCTGACGTGTTCGAATGGGGATTCGCGGTCCTGCTGCTGCTGGGCTTTGTGGTGTCGGCGGCGATCGGGGCGGCGCTGTTCCTCGGTGCCGTGTGGGCGGCCGTGTGGTTCGTCCAGGACATGGCGCGCCGGCTGGGAGGATGACGGACCGATGGTTGTGGGTCGCGATCATCGTCGCGTTGCTGGTGGCCTTCCTGATCTATTGGAACGGCCCGTCGCCGCTGGGTCGGTGACATGACGCGGCTGCTGCTCGGCGTAGGCATTGGGGTGATCGCGACACTCGTGCTCGGCACGGCACTGGGCATGCACGCGGCCGACGATTCAGGCCACGGCGGCGAGCTCGTCTCACCAACGGACGCTGCCGATCAGGCCGGCGTGGCGCCGCCTGCACCTGTCGGCGCCGCGTCGGTGTCGTCCATCTGGGATCGTCTGGCGGCGTGCGAGTCGACGTCGAACTGGCATGCGAATACGGGCAATTCGTACTACGGCGGGCTGCAGCAGGACCTCGTGTTCTGGCGGCGGCATGGTGGGCTGGCGTACGCGCCGCGGCCCGACCTGGCGTCCCGGACGGCTCAGATCGCGGTAGCACAGCGCGGTCTGGCCGTCCAGGGCTGGGGCGCCTGGCCGGTCTGCTCGAGACGATTGGGGCTGCGATGACGAAGCACACGATGTTCAAGGACACGTATCGAAAAAAGATCATCTGTGCCTGGTGCAAGGTGCCCTGGCCGTGCGAGCCGAAGAAACGACAGATCCTGAATGAGATCAAACGGCGTAAAATGGAGGCACTATGACAACCGAAACGGCCATCGCGCCGCACGATCCTGCGCAGGTATTAGAGCGGGTCATCATTGAAGGCGACCTGTCGGTTCTGACGCCGCAAGAGCGGGTGAACTACTACCGCGAAGTCTGCCGCTCGCTCGGACTGAACCCATACACAAAGCCGCTCGACTATCTGCGTTTGAATAACAAACTGACACTGTACGCGCTCAAGAATGCAACGGATCAGATTCGCAAAATCTACGGCGTGTCGGTGACGAAGCTCGAGCAGTCCGAAGTGCAGAACGTGTACGTCGTGACGGCGTACGGCAAGGACAAGGATGGGCGCGTCGACAGCGCGCAGGGCGCGGTCTACATCAAGGGTCTGCAAGGCGAAGCGCTGGCCAATGCGATCATGAAAGCCGAGACGAAAGCGAAGCGGCGGCTGACCCTGTCGATGTGCGGGCTCGGGTTCCTGGACCAGAGCGAGATCGACAGCGTGCCGGACGCGCGGCGCATCGAGGTCGACCACGGCACGGGCGAGATCCTGAGCGAGGTCGACATGGTGCGCAACGCGGACGACCGCGTGTGGCAGCGCTACATGGCCGTGCTGGCCCGCGCGCAGGAGTTCGGCATGAAGGTCACGCCGCTGCGCCTGCCGCTCGAGCGCGAAGTGCTCATCAACGAAGGGCGGCGCCTGGTCGAGTTCGTCGAGGCGCGCGAGAGGGAGGCCGACGAACCGTTGTGAGTCGAGCCGTGGTAGTTCGCGAGCTGATCGGCGACGAGGCGGAAACACTGTTCCGTCGGCGCGTGATCAAGTTCGCGAAGCTACGCGGCTGGACCTGCTTTTATACTGCCGACTCCGTCGGCAGTGCGCCAGGCGAATTCGACCTGCGACTCTATCGTCCGCCGCGCGTGATCCATGCCGAGCTCAAGTCGCAGCACGGCTACCTGACCCAGGACCAGAAGCGGGTGCGCACGGTGTACGAAGGCTGCCCGGGCATTGAGACCTATGTGTGGCGACCGTCGGACCAGGCGGTGATCTGGGAGACGCTCGGGTTAGCAAGGATAGCGAGTTGTTGGCGCGGCAACTGGTGCAGCTTGACGTGGCGATTCAACGCGCGGCCAAGCAGCACAACTACTGGAAAGCGGCTGAACTCGAGCAGGCGCGCGAGCACATCCTGGAATTGAGGAGCGCGGTGCTGCGGAAGGAATGGTGCGAGGTACGGAAGGAGGTGCAGGTTTAGGCGATGAGCTGGGTGCGCTTGGATGACGGGTATCCAGAGCATCCTAAGGTCGACCAGGTCGGACCACTTGCGGCCTGGCTCAACGTGTGCGCGTGGGCGTACTGCGCGCGCAACCTGACCGACGGGTTCATACCGAGCGACCGGGTAACACGCCTGGCATCTGTGAAAAACCCGGTGCGGCTGGCCGACAAGCTCGTGGCGGCGAGGCTGTGGGAATGTGTGGAAGGCGGCTACCAGGTCCATGACTACCTGGCCTACAACCCCAGCCGGGAGCAGGTCCGGAAGGACCGCGAGCACGCCGCGGAGCGCATGCGTTCGGCCCGGAGTTCAGGCGAACATCGGGCGAAGTTCAATGGCAGTTCGCCTAACCCCGTACCCGGCCCGGCCCCACCGGGGCCCGGGCCCGTAATTACTCCCCCGGACACCCCGCGCGAGCCTGGCCCTGACGGGCCGCTCGCGCTGCCCAACGGCGCTCGGCAATGTCCGCTCTGTCCCGAGATTTTCACGACGAGTTACGAGGACCACCTGAACACGTCGCCACGCCACAAAGTGCGTGCTGAACCTGAGGATTTTGGCCGTGGCCGGACGCCCAACGGCTCGCATTCCGAGCAACCCGAGGAAGGGCCAGCACTCGATTTGGATGACGCCGTGCGCTCGGAACACGAGCGGTTGCAAGCCCTCGAGCGAACTCGACAATGAGCCGGTATGTGGGGCGTTACCGGGTGTTCAGCCGGCGCACGCCGTTGTTCTGGACAACGTTCGTTGGGTGCTGGCTGTTCGATCGCCACCCAACCTGGCGTGCGGCGTGACCCGCGGTGTCGCGCATCCGCAGGACCTCCGCGCCGAGGTGGTCGCCGCCGTGCTGGCCGGTACCACCATCGCCCAGGCTGCGCGACAATACGCCCTCAGCAAACAGACGGTCAGTCGATGGGTCAACGATGAGACGAATGGGACCGACACGCCCGCGCGCGATCTGGGCGAGCTGATCCTTGAGCTCATCGGCGACCACATCGCGACGATTCAGGCTCAATTACAAGCCACAACTCGCCCGGAGTGGCTTGAAAAACAACCCGCCGCCGAGCTTGCCCAACTGGTTGCCGTTGAGCGAGATACCGTCCTTCGACTTCTCGCCGGCCTCCGACCAGTCGACGCCGACGACACGCCACGACTGGACGCCGCTCGAGCACCAGAGACCGCCGATGGGTGATTGGGATTGCTGGCTGATCCTGGCCGGCCGCGGCACGGGGAAAACACGCGCCGGCGCCGAGTACGTGCTGTCCCATCTGAACGACTTCGGCTCGGCTGCTCGCGTCGGCGTCGGCGGCCCGACTGCGGCCGACGTACGCGATGTGTGTGCCGAGGGCGTCTCGGGCCTGATCACCATCGCCCGCGAGCAATTCACCTCGTACAACCGCTCGCTGGGCGAAGCCCACCATGTTCGCGGCGGGTACGTAAAGTTCCTCGGTGCCGAGGAGCCCGCGCGTTGGAACGGTCCGCAATGGTCCCTCCTGTGGGCGGACGAACTCTCATTGTGGAATCAAGATTCTTGGGAGCAGGCAGCGTTCGGACTCCGTCTCGGCGAACGGCCGCGCGCCATTGCCACGACAACCCCGAAGGCCCGCCTGTTCGTGCGCGAGCTGGCCGAGCGGCCGGGCACGATCGTCACCAGCGCATCGACTGCTGACAACCCATACCTGTCGGCGATCGTGCGCAGCCGGCTCTACGAGCGCTATGGCGGAACTCGCCTGGGTCGCCAGGAGCTCGAGGCCGAATGGCTCGACGACGTACCCGGTGCGCTCTGGACGCGCGACGTCCTCGAGCGCAATCGCGTGCGTCAGGCGCCCGATCTGGTCCGCATCGTGGTCGCCATCGACCCGTCCGGTGGCGCGACCGAAGGCCACGCTGAGGTCGGTATCGTCGCGGCCGGCAAGGGTGCCGATGGTCACGGCTACGTGCTGCGCGACGTCTCGGAACGCCTGACACCCGAGCGCTGGGCAAGGCGTGCCATCCAGACGTACTACGAAACGCGCGCCAACCTCCTGGTCGCCGAGTCCAACTTCGGCGGCCAGATGGTGCAGTCCACGATCCGCGCGGTCGACCCGAACGTGCCCGTCAAACTCGTGACTGCATCGCGCGGCAAACGCCTGCGCGCCGAGCCGGTGTCAGCGCTTGACGAGCAGGGCAAACTTCATCACGTGGGCACGTTCCCCACGCTCGAGGATCAGCTCTGTTCCTGGGTGCCAGACAGTGGCGACCCGTCACCTGACCGACTCGACGCCCGCGTATGGGCGATCATCGAGCTCATGCTCGCCGGCGCGGAGGTCAAGTTCATATGAACCCGATGAACGCGATTGTGGCCGCGCTGCGCGGCGACCACCTGGGTAGGAACAGTCGCCGGCCTCCCTCGCAGCCGCAGCGCACCGTCTCAGAGCAGAAACTGTACCTGTACCCGGATTACCTGAACCCGGTCACCGCAAGTGACCCGGACATCTACGCCGCGATCCGCATGGGCACGCTCGTCCACGGCCCCGGCGCAAGCGACCTGATCTACAAGTCCTGGCACTACGAGGACCTGAACTCCGCGGTCTTCGCGTGCCTGTCGGCGATCTGCACGGCGTACCCCGAGGCGCCAGCCAAGGTCTACAACGAGACCCAGCCCGGCGAGCGCGACGAGCTGCCCGACCATCCGCTCAAGGCGCTCCTCGACCGGCCGAACCCGTTCCTGACGCGCGAGGAAACCCTGCACTACTTGCAGTGGAGTAAGCACTGCACGGGAAACGCCTACTGGCGCAAGATCCGCTCGGGCGGCCCAGGCTCGAACGTGGTCGCGCTCTGGCCCATCTCGCCCATGCGCATCCAGCCGGTCACGAGCAAAGCTGACGCCGAAAAGGGCATCTTCATCTCGTTCTACGCGTACACCTTCGACCCGTCGCAGGATCCCGAGCAGATCCCACCCGAGGACATCGTCCACTTCCGTCTGGGCGTCGACGACAAGGACCATCGCGTCGGCTGCTCGCCGCTCGCGCGCCTGGTGCGTGAGGTCGCCGGCGACGACGAGGCGCACAAGTGGCAGGCGAGCATGCTGGCCAATGGCGGCACGGTCGGCATGCTCATCCAGGTGCCGATCGACGCGAACATCACCCAGGAACAGGCCGAGGACATGAAGGCGCGCTTCGAGGAGCGCTTCGGCGGCGACAACCGCGGCCGGACCGGCGTGCTGATGGGCGGTGCCAAGGCCGAGCCGTACGGCTTCTCACCCGAGCAAATGGACATGAAGGCGCTCCATCGGATTCCCGAGGAGCGGATCGCGGCCGTGCTGCGCGTCCCGGCCATCATCGCGGGCC